AATACCCAAGAATCATTTATTACATTCATAATCAGATTTTTGATTCTAGATTTATCATCAAAGGGTACTATTATGTTAGGAGCAGTTTTTATCATATATTATCTATATCCCCTTCTAATTTTATATCATCAGTTTCTTCCAAATCAAATTGAAAATTTTCTCTTATGAAATAAATGTATATATCGTTATCGTTTTGTTTAAATGTATAATCTTTTTCTAAAATATATTGGCCGTTTATAAATATATCAAAACGAGCATGTTCTTTACGAAATGGTCTTAAATTTAAATTTAAATCTTTCATTTTTGAATTAGGAAGTTTCCATATCCAAAATGATGGATGACTTAAATTATGAGGCACCAATGAATATTCATCTGGTTCGTGAATTTGTTTTAATATTTTATTTAATTCCTTTATCATAATTCAATAAATTTTCCAGTTATACCTATTTCATCAGTATCTTCTATAATATATCCCAAATCAGTAGTAGTTGATATTAAATTTGTAGGATACACTCCACCTGGACTTAATGAACCGGTATTAAAGTTAAAATAAACTTCATCCGTTCCATATGAACCAGTATATGAATACTTTGTTGGTGGTATCAATACACCGTTTATATACAATCTAAACCATTGGTCTGTATCAAAAGAACCTACTAATTCAGGTGGTAATTTAGGTAATTCCACATTTGTTAATTTAACGGTATCCGCATCTACAAATGTTGCCTCTTGTGAACCTCTGATAGACATGAAATCAATTACATCGGAATACTCATTGTATAATTTTTTTGTTATATTATTTTGAGTAACATTACCACCACCCAATCCTGTCATATCAAATTCCATACCCCAAACAACTTTCTTTGGTGAAATTGATTTTTTAGTAGTTGGTTCATTATCAAATTTTTCAGGTAATAGATATGCATTTACTACCATATTAAATGTAGTTCTTACAATTCTTTGCGAACCTTCACCAACTTCAGTTGTGTTATCGAATGAATCAATTGTTACTTTAAATTTAAATCCACTTTTATCTCCCCAATATTCATCAGTTGCATATTGAAATGCTTCCAAAACTTTATTCATATGTTCGGTAAAATCTGTCCATACCATCACCTCATATGTAATACTAACATAATCAGGTATTGTAATGTTATATTGTTCTACCGGTCTTTGAGCACCAGTCATTTGTGAGAACAAATCGTACTTATGTTTTTTAGAATATTTTGTAATTGTTGGATAATACAAATGTCTATTCATTGTAGATGGAATAGTTTCATTTCGGGCAATAGAATTTCTCTTAAACATAATAAGAGGAATTTGTAATTGTCCTTTTTTATCTTTTAAGTATCCATCCATTTGAACCGATTTCCATCGTTCTGGGTTTCCATAAAGAACTGGTATTTTTATTTTCTCATTGAAAGCTTCAACCGTTGGTACAACAACATCTATCATGTGTTCAGCAATTGCCATATCCACATCATATAATCTGATACCTTTATTGTATTTAGGTTCAGTTTTAAGTTGTTCTTCCCTTTTAAGTTTTTTCTTTAGTGGGTCCATATTAATTATCTTACTCTATCCTCTATTTGTACTTGTGAACGTCTTACCATATGACAAACGGTTGTTAAGAACATTCTAGCATCTTCAAATTCACCGGTTGTTTGGTTATATATTGTAGGTTGTCCTCCAATTAATCTAGTCCATTGTACATTATCTACTTCATAATAACTTTCATCAAAGTAAATAATATCTCCTATCTCTGGATAACCATATTGTGTATTTTGAATTGCATCAGCAGGAACAAATGTTCCATTTACATCTCTTAATCGTGGTAAAGTTTCAGTTCTTAATCTCATTCTATTGAATCTAAATTCAACTGATTGTAATGTATCCGAACCAAACCCCTCATATTGAACTGCATTAGGTGTTCTATCTACAATAGCCATTAAATTAGCAGGTGCATGATATATTTTACCCAATGATTCGCCATATAGATTAGTTTTTGTTTCACCAACCGATACTTTGAATAAAGTAACAGCCTGTTCAACAACATAATCAACAACTTCTTCAGCTATTGTTTTAATAAAATCCAAATCATTTGCGTTAAAAAATTTAGGCATACTTTATATTATGTTTTAACCAATGTATATAGCCAAAGGTACTTTACCAATTATTTTTTGTTCTTGGTCAACGATATTTGCTTCGTTTTCCATTCTTTTCTTTCTACTAACCTCTTCCAAATTTTCTCTCAATTGAGTTATCAATGCTTCCTTTTCAGTTTGTGCTTCTGCTCTTAAAGCTGCACCATCTAAAGAAACTTCAGAACCAGGAATTGGAATTTGATTATATTTTTCTCTAATTGCACCCAACATTTCTTTTGCAAGTGCAAGAGTATATTTTCTAATCCATTGTTTACCAACATCATTAATATTTGAGTAAGATGTAAATGTATAATCAATATTTGAATAATCAGATATTACACCATCTTTTACAATTGTTGCATTTTGTGTAAATTCTGAATCTACATAATATTCAAACCACAATTTATAATCCAATGTAGGTAATGGGAATATTTGTAATTTATTATTTACAATATTAAATGTATGTGCAGATTTTCTGAATTGGTCATTGAATTCAATTGCCTGAATTCTTAACATATCTTCATAAATTGGCATTAACACAAATTGTGCTGCTGGAGAGAATGAACCAAAACCAAATTCATCAATTAAATTCAATGTACCCTGTCCACTTACTGAATATGGGTCAAAGAATCTACTGATTGCAGGAGTTGCCTCATAAAAAACTTTAGTGATTGTTATTCTTTCACCACTTTCACTTACATCTGCAAATAAAGTTTGTAAATCATAATCTTGTACACCTTTTATTGCATCAATTGAACCAGATTTTATATCAGTTCTACCACCTACATTTGCTTGTGTTCCATATGCCTGTGCAATCTGAATGATGTTATTGATTTCAGAACCAAAAACTGCTTTACCAGTATAAGATGTACCAGTTGGTCTACCTTGTAATGCACCCAAATTATTTCGGATATTAAATTGATTTACTTGTGCAGAATATTCAGAAACTGCTTCTTCAAATACTGCGAAAAAGTTTTCACCTTGCAATTCAATATCAATAATAGGATATCCTAATCTTTTTGCACACCATGATGCAACTTTTGGTGCTTCAGAACTAAAATCCGAATCAGAATCGTAAATTCCAAATGGAGTTGATGAACCAGAAGTAAATGTTGTTGAACCTGTCCAAATTCTTGCTTGAGACATATTTTATTCCCTCGTTTATACAATAATACACCTATAAATATAACCAACAAAAAAAGGGAGTGAAAATCACTCCCTTTAAAAAAATTTGATTATATTTTATTATCCTAAATTTACTAATTTATATTTTGTAGAATATAATAGTTTAGCTACATTATCTAATTCGTTTTGAATCCAACTATCTTTTAATTTTTCTGATTGTCTTTCGGTTTCTAAAAAGTTTATAAGTTTATCAAAATATGCGATTATATTTTCTTTAGATGCATCAGTATCGTTTCCATTTACTTGTTTATAAGTTATCAAACCATATTTACCTTGATATGCCTCAATTAAACCATCCATAAGAGGTACTATCTCGGTGTAATATCCTTCCAATGCTAGATGTATTGCAAGTGAACCAGGACCACTTACTGATGTGTGGAATTGATGTGCTTGTGTTCTACTATGAAAGAATATTGATGCTATTTTTTCCATTCTATTGTTTCTTTTAATAATAAGTATATATTAAAATGAAAAAAGAGAACCTTTTGAGTTCTCTTTAATCATATAGTTACCCCATTAAAAAAATTTATTAGTCTTTTCCTTATTATTTTTCTTTTCTTTTTTAGCATCCTTCATTTTTTTCATCAACATTTTCTCATAACCTGCTGGATACTTTGTGATAACTTCTATCGGTCCATTTGGGAATTTTTTTAAATCATATTTCCAAATAGATACACATCCATCATCATCTTTATAAGTTATTTCAAATTTTTTAGGTTTTTCAGGTGTCTTTTCAGGCCATCTACCCATATTATAATGTTTTAATAAATTCAATAAAGTTTTCCAATTTTTTTATGTTGATTGGTTTATAAAACTCATCTTTCCAAATTGGTTTTTTAGGATTTCGTTTACCATCTAACAAATAGAAAATATTATCAATGTTACCTTCATCCATATAGTAATTGTAAGCAGTTTTACCAACTGCATCTTCCAAAGCAAGTACAAATGTTTTAGGATTTTCCGATATACCATTTTTAATTCTAAAAAAATCAGAACTAGCTCTTTCCATAAAACATCTATCTAAATATGCTTTACATTCACCCAAACCTTTTAAGTTATCGGTGTATAAGTGTCTATCTACCTGAAATTTTAGTACGAATCCATTTTTAGATTTTGATTCAATAAAATCATTCTTTTTGGATTCGCCATTTCTTTCGGTTTTCCAAATCAAATCTAATAATAATTCAACTGAATCTTTCATTGTTGAACGAACCATTCCCATTTCACCCTTTTTACCCCACTCGTTTGCCTCTTTTACTTTAGATTCGTAAAAACTGATGTATTTTTCTAAATTTGTCATATTGTTTCTCAATCTTATAAAGCTAATATACGAAGAAATTCCAATATATCCAAATATTTTGGTACTTTTTTTAAAAAAAATAACTAATTGATTATCAATCAGTTATATATCATCAGTTGGAATCAAATTACCCACCATTTG